CACGAGTGTTATCCCCGTCAGGTATTAAGTCAGCGCCAAGTGTACCAGACACAATCACGTTACCTGATAGGGTCATAGTGCCAGCAATGTTAGCTGCACCAGCTATATTTAAATCTTTAAACTTCTTAGAACCAGAACCTAAGTCAATGTCGTTGTTTGTAGTAGGTTCAATAACACCGTCTTTAAATATAAACTGTTCAGTGCTTGTACCACCTACATCAATAGATACTTCTACTTGGTTATTTGTATCGTCAACAACAACTTTATTCTTAGGTGTAGCAACTCCGGGGTCTCCAATCAATCCTATGACTGGACCCTCTGCTGCTGTACCATCGTGTTTGTGACCTGACGTATTTACAAATGCGGCTAGAACTTGATTAAATTCATTGTTACTGTCGGCAGCATCAATAATGTCACCATCAGCGTAACTGGATTGTCTAGTATAACCTGCCATTAATTATCTCCTTGCGTCAGCCGCAAACTCTAGTTGAAATCCCTTGAGGGCGTATGGTGCTGATGTGCCTCTATCATTAACTCGTAGTGCTACAGCAAAACCACTACCTTCAATTGGTTGTCTAACTAACGGGTTAGACTGTCCACCGTATGTCGCAGTACCGTAAACTGAACTTCCGTACACAGCAACTACAGAAGCACTATCAAAGGGATATGCGGCTGGTCTAGCTACGTTAGGTGCTTCATAGTCGTAACGTACAAACAAGTCTGCATTCACTGCTGCTTCAGGTGCGTAGTTAATAATTACACGTTGAAACGACTTACGTAAACCTGCATCGCCCATAGTCAAGTCAGGAGAACGATACTTACCAGTTACACTATTACCGTCAAAGTTATTGCCCTTTTCCTGCCTGTACACAAAGCCATCAAAGTCACCGTGTAAAACTATACTTTCACCTGCTGCTACTACACTATCTGTACAATTAGGTCTTATACCCTTTAAGTCTGCAAACTCGTAGCTATCACCTTTACGTACACACATAATTCCTGTAGTGGTAGAACGAGGAGTTCCAGCGTTAGAGAAGAATATTCTATACTGCGTCTTGTCGGGTATGACTACACTTTCAAACTCATCTACATCAGACAGTCCCTCAAAGCGTTCTTGTACTGCCCTACTAATCGTACCAAGTTCTACGTCACCAATCTTAGCTGTACCAGCAACTGTACGTAATCCGTCTGGACCTAAGAATACAACGTCACCTGCAAATTCTTGAATAGTAGAACCATTGAGGCATCCAATCTCTCTGGTTATAGGTTGTATAGCGAAGTCAGCTAATGCACTACCTGTTAATTTAAATATACGTTCTTCGCAAAATACAATCAATGCGTCACGAAAAGGAAACAATCCAGTAATAGGACTATCTACATTTATTATACCTGCGCCATTTCCTGATTGAAAATCATTGTCGGTAAACGGTGCTGTAAATACTAGCGACTGTGTGGCTGCTGACATACCAGCAAAAAACATATGGTTCTTATAGCCAGTTACAAACTTAGGATTTGCGGGTGCGCCAGATGCAGTAATATCAGTTACAGTGTTACCAGCGGTTTTGTAGTTAGATGCAGCGTTTGCCCCATCTGCCCATATGATATAGTCTACACCAGCAAGATTGTACCTAAAGAAAGAGTATCTACCTGCGCCTGTTCGTCCTGCATCTATTTCAGTCCAAGAGCCGCTACCTGTACCCCCTTTATATACTTTACGTCCACGTGCCGCTATGACACTGCCATCAAAGTGTGCAGACATTAGTACGGGTTCACTGTCACTCTGGTCTTGCGGAACTATATTAGTATTCCACTTTTCGTATCCTGAGATACGTCTGTACCCACCCGTAGTAGCAGGTTCAAAGTTTTCTAGTTCTAGTGCCATTCCCGGCTGCATAGCAAAGGTTGATTGGTCAAGAACCAGCCCACCCTGACACGCAAATACAAACGGATTGAGGCCAGATTCATCAGCCATTATTTAAAATCCTGCGTTAATGCCATATCCTTGTGAATGAGGGATATAGGTAGACCGTACATAATCTGCTCTATTAATTAAAAGCGTCTGCATTTGCTTGATACCATCTTCAAATCGTGCAAAGTTAATGCCGTACTGTTGTGCTTCACCACGATACTGGTATGCATATGCTGTAGCACCATCTACTATAACTTGTCTAAACTGTTCTGGTACTGTTGGTACATCTGTTGCCGCAACTAAAAGGACAGGCTTAATAAAGTGTTCAAACTTTAATTCATATGCTTTATCTGGATATGGATATAGACCATAATTATTATCTGGTGTTCTAAATACAAACTTAGGCACACTGCCTATATTAGTTGTAGTCTCTTGAGAAATATACTTTTGTGTATATTCTTTGTAATCTATGATGCGTAAAGTTGTACCAGCTACAGCTAGTGTAGTATCTCTACTAATACGAAAGGTATCGTAGTCTACAGACTGACTAGTTGCAGGAATACTATAACGTGTCTGTCCTGCTACCAAAGTCTGTGTATTGGTTAAATGTGTAAAAGGCCAGCCAAATTCTCGCTGGTTGATATAATTAATAGAATCATTTACAGCGTTCTTACACTGCACTTGAAAACCTCTAGCCGCTGTAAAGTTAGCAGCAGTTAAGGATACCTCATTCATTCGGGCAATAACTTCATTAGTAATATCTAAATACTCGTATGCCATAGTGCATCCCTATATAAAATCAGAGATGAGGGGCAAGTTACCCTGCCCCCCACGTTAGTCTGTTATTTAAGCAAAGTCACGCTTTACTTCTTGCGCAGTCAAATCGCCTTCTTCTGTGCAATCCATCAAGATAGCCCAGATACGGAACTTGCCCGTAGTCAAAGCTGTACCCGATTGAGTAGCCAAAGTCAGGTCGATGTTGTCGTCTGCAACACACATCAGAGGCTGGTAAGCTGCAGCATTTTGTGCTACAACACCTGCCGCTGTGCCTGATGCGCTGTTGAAACCATCAACAAAACAATCAGCATCAACGCCTGTGCCTAAGTCTACTGTAGAAGTTCCTGCTGAAGTAGCAGTAACAACTTCAATGCCAGCATTCATAATCATGAAGCCTTTTTTGACAGCAATGACTGGAATGACATCGGCTGCTGCAAGAGCAGAACCTTTATCAGACAATGCAGTAGCAAAGTCTAGTTCCATCTCAACCATGTACGGGTTGCGACCGCGCTGCGAGTTGCCACGTGCCGCTTGGAGTGTATTATCACCTAGTCCCATAATTCAATCTCCTCTACAGCAAGCAGTATTTGGCATTAACAAGACCTTCAGGACGAAGAATCTTTCTGCCATACAAATGCATACCACGGACAATATCAGCGAAGCTGTCCGGGTCGCGGTAAGTCTCAGTCTTGTTGATTTGGTCAGCCGTAGCAACGGATGAAGAATGACCAGCAACAATCATGCCAAAGTTATTAGCATTAGTTCCACCTGTAGTAGATGGACCTGTACCAATAGAAGGCAGGTTGTTAGAAACATGGACTTTAAAGCCATGCAGGTTATTCAAAATCAAACCGTTTTGGAGACCAGAACCACCGAAGTCTGAATCAAACAAACGTGAGTCTTCATCTTTAAGTAGTTCAACGAACACTGGGTCAACTACTAACCAACGACCTTGTGATTCTACGTTTTGGAGGTCAAGTTGACGACCCATACGTGCAATCACTGTTAGTGGATTAGCAACACCAGCAGTTGTTGGTACAGCTTCAGATGCGCGAGGCTTCAAGCCCACACAGTTAGCAGCGTTACCAGCATTAAAGTCAGCGGCTGTCAACTTCATTGAAGCAAGAAGTTCATCTGTGCCAGCAGTGGCAACAGCAACAGTTCCGTTAACAATGTTGTTGACTACATTAGCGTTACCACTAATTGCAGCTTGTTTGAAACCAGTCAAGTAACCAAGTACGTCTGCGTCAAACTGGTCAGACAAACGGTATGCAGCACGATTGCTTGAGAGAGACTCAAAGTTAATGTGCGAATGTGCTTCCTCAATGTCGTCAACTTTAAAAGCAAAGTAGTTAGCTTTGTCAACGGTGAGGGTGAAATCCTCATCATCAAGGTCTTGCGGGGTAATAGTTGTACCACGCTCATATGCTTTGACAGTAATCTCAGGTTCTTTAATGATTTTAACTGAATCACCAAAGTTTGCGATTTCTCCAAAGTAGTCATTATTTGTAATTGCTTCACAAACAGCGGCCTTGCGGAATGCAAGCTGCACCTGTTTGGAGTAAATTACTGGGCTAAAATTGCCATTAGGCAAGTTGTTATAACCCGGCGCTCTTGGAAAAGCCATAATCCATCTCCTATTGTTTTGGATTGTTACAGATGCAAACAGTACAATTCTTGGCAGAGGCTGTCTAACGTAGGGTGTATCTTATATAAAGGTTGCAACCAATATACTTAATAGGCCATGTTAATCAGGTAATCTTAAAGATTTTTGTAGTTTGCGGATTGGTATAGTAAGCAAGTAGCTAACCTGCTTACCTTACACATGACTATAGTTATACTTATAAATAACTATTTGT